CCTCGAGGCGTGCGCGAACTGATGGAGGGTGAAGTCGGCGACATGCTGATCGAGCGCATCCGCGCATCGTCTGAGCGTGGAGAGACGGTGATTTATTCTACCGGCGTAACCACGCCCCCGAGCGTGTAATTATGGCTTTCCGCATCCTCTACGACCCGGCTTCAGACTTTTCGACGGTTAGTATTTCGTCGAGGAGCGACGGCTCAAACCACCCCGACGACAACGCCGTCAAGGCGAGCGTCGGCGCTGTGTGGCGCACCGATGGAGATCAGGCGGAGTGGATCAAGTTTGATCTCAACGACACGACGAAAAAGGTAGACTGTGTTTCGATCCTGGCGCACAACCTGACCGCCGCCGCCACGGTGACGTTTGAGGGCAACGCGTCCGACTCGTGGGGGTCTCCTACGGTTGATGAAACGCTGGCCGTGACGACAGACAGCGACGGCAGCGTGATCGACCGCATCACCCACTACTTCACGCAGGCCACGCTGCGGTACTGGCGGGTGGTCATCGACGATCCGGACAATCCCGACACCCACATACAGGTGGGCCGCATCATGTTCGGGGAGTATTACGACACGACCCGCGACATCACGGCGGATCTGCGCGTCGAGACGCTCGACCCGAGCGAGGGGGAGAAGGCGCCGGGCACGGTCCATGACATCACCGAAAAAGCGGCATTCCGGCGCATCCGCACTTCGTTCGCCTTCGTCTCGCAGACGGAGACGGACAAGTGGGCGGCGATCTTCAAGCGCATCGGCAACAACGATCCGGCCTTGATCTGCTGGGATACGACCAGGGCGACGAAGGACTCGGCCTACGTCTATATGATCACGCCCCTCAATCTCGCCCACCAGTTCAGCTTTTTCTACGACATTGCTGCCATTGTGTGGGAGGAAAAAACGAGGTAGGTCGTGGCTCTCGACATTACCAGATCGACCCGCGATTGGCACGTCCTGCTCGAGATCACCCTCGACAGCGGCACGGTGCGGTATGCCGACGACAGTCTGGCGATGAGCGACGGCACGGCATACGACGGCAGGATCGCCTCTATCCCCGTCCTGCGGCTCTCTACGGGCGCCCTGCTCGATCCGCGGCTTATATCCCCCTCGCTGACGATTGCCCTCTACGACGCCGACAGCACCGTCAGAGACAGCACTGACAGCGAGGAATGGGGCAACCGGGTCGTCGCCATCAAGATCGGCCAGGGCACCACCATCGGCGACTATGAAACGGTGTTCACGGGCGTGGTGCGGTTTCCCGGCGGCATTGTGTGGGATGCCACCACCCTGCGGTTCGGCGTGGACGATATTCGCAGCAAGGACAAGATCGCGCTGCCGGCCAATCGGCTCGACCCGGCTACCTACGCCAACATGGAGAGCAAGTCTCAGTATCTGCCCATCCCGCTGGTGTATGGCGACTTCCAGACCTCGGCAGGGGGCGGGGAAAAACTGCCAGCGTATCAGATCGACTCAACGGCTGGCACGGGCGGCAAGTTCAAGATCGCAAGTCACGCACTCAAGAGCATCCAGAAGGTGTGGAACGACACGACCGACATCACCAGCAACTGCTCCCTCGATGCCGCCAACGGGGAGTTTACGATCACGACCGGCACCTACGATACAGCAGCGAATACGGTCACTGTCAACGTCCAGGGCGCCACCGACAACGGCACCACTGGCGGCACGCTGCTGCAGTCGCTCCCTGACATCCTCGACGACGTGCTGCAGACGCACATGAGCGTGGCTTCCGGCAATATCGACTCGACGGCGTTTGCAGCATGGGAGGCCGAGCTGGGCACGGGTGATTACGGCCGGCGATGGATCGGGGCAGAGGTCAGCAGCGACGACCTGATCCGCGACCTGCTGCTGGAGGGGTTCGCGGACATCACCATTGAGGACGGCAAGTACAAACCGGTGTATCGCATCGTCAACGCCGCCAGCGGCTCGGACGCCTACCTGTCAGCGCATATCAGGGAGCGCGGCGATACGACCAAAGACTTCACCGTGCAGCGAGATCCCGAGCGGATCTTCGCCAACGAGATCGTCGGCGACTACCGCTACGATCCTGCTGGCAGTGCTTACGCTGTGACGTACGCGAAAAAGAACGCCGCCAGCATCGCCAACCTGGGCACGACGAAGCGGCGCCGAATGCAGTTCTCCTGGCTGTACGTGACGGCCGGCGCGGAGACGCGGATCGACCGGGAGGTGTTTCTGTTCTCGACGGAGCCGGAGGTGCCCACTATCGGCCTCAATGTCTCTGCAATGATGAAGGGCACGACAGACCAGTTTCTGCTGACGCACGACAAGTTCACCGATGCGCCTATGCAGATCCGCACCATCAGCCTCGACCTGTTGCAGAAGCGGGTGACGGCGACGTGCTGGAACATGGCCCGCCTGGCTCCGGGGCGGTGGATGGGCAGCACAGCACCGACATGGTCAGCTGCAACAAACACAGAAAGGCAAGAAAGTGGATTCTGGACAAACTCCGCAGGAAGGGCAGATGCAGCAAATGCCAACTCGACCGGATCTGTCTATTTCTGACGCTGTAGAACGGCCGCGCCTGGTGTCCGTCGCGTTCGACGTGGACAGCGTAGACGTGGAGGACATCACGCCCTACGCCGACGCTCCGAGCGACGTGCAGCTCGAAATCCTGGCGGTGCGCCGCACGGTGGGGTCGCTGTTGTCGGCCCGCGAGGAGATGGATGCAATGGCCGACATCCACGAAGCGGACGCCGAGGAAGCCGAGAGCAAGGTTGAAAGCGACGAGCGGCTGACGCCGATCCAGCGCAAGGCCACGGCAGCGCAGGCTCGACGGTCGCACATCATGGCAGACCGGTGCCGTTTCCAGAAGCGGCAGAACGAACTCGAGATCATGGCCCACCTGGCGAGAAAACAGGGATAGGTAACACCGATGGCTTGGACAGCTTCACTTGACGTTTCGGTGGGTGACGCCACCAAAGAAACAGACTACGACCAACTCGTTGCTAACGTGGAATATCTGCAGACGCTGTCCAACGCGGAGCACAATTTCCATATCAGCACCGGCACGGGCTACCACAAGGCGATGACGGTGGCTGGCACCATGACGGTCGGCGTCAATGACGCCGGCTATGACGTGAAGTTCTGGGGCGACACTGCCGACAAGTCCATGCTGTGGGACACGTCTGCCGACAAGCTCATCATCACCGGGGACGCCCAGTGTACGGGCACGGCTACGGGGTTTGGTGGAGGAGTTATCACCGCCCTGAATAATGCTACCGCGAATGAATTGGTTACAGTCGGCGCGACCACGACTGAACTTGATGCGGAGGCCAATCTGATATTTGATGGCAATATGATGTTTATAGGCGAGGCGGCTGCAAGTGGAACGCAGACCAACGCCAACATGACCACCGGCCTGACGATCAATCAGGAAGGGGCTGATGATAAGTTGATAACCTTTAAGTCCAGCGATGTTGCCCACGGGTTCACCGGGGTCGCGGAGACTGATAGTTATTTGACCATCGGCAAATACAACGCGACCACGGGTGGAACTTACATAAATTCCCTCATGGAAGACACTTCGGTTAATACCTGTTTTGCTATTGACGCCTATGGGGGCGTTGCTTCCACCACGCACAGTTCTGCGGCTGTTGGTCTATTCGATTGTTATGTGTCAGAACATGATGGTGCTAATGGAAGTGTCGATATTGCCGCCAATGGAATGGTCTACACCTTCCGGGGCCGCGTGGGCAGCGGCAACCGCGCCTTGTTTGGCATTGACGAAGACGGCGACTTCCAGTACGACGGCGCAGACGGCGGCGCATGGGACTTATTCGACGATGCCCAGATTTGCCGAGCCATGCAGAACCAGACCGCACAGCCCGAGACTCTCGTCCGCAGCAAGTGGGACGACATGGTCACGTACAACCGGGAGACACTGGAAGAGATCGGCGTTCTTGGATCAGTGACCCCCGAGGATCGCGCAGAGGGTCACGCTGGCCTTGTGAACGGCTCACAACTTCAGCGCGTTTTCATGGGAGCGCATTGGCAGGCATACTGCGACCGACAGGAACTTCGCATACTGATCGAGAATAAAGATTTGCGGATTACCGCACTTGAAGCGCAAGTACAGAATCTGTTGGAGAACTGACATGGCACTCATCGTAAGTGTACCCCTGCAAGGGGATTTCGTGGCCGCAGGGTGCTATGTCCGCATCGGTGTGGTCGATGTGGTGAAAAAAAATCGCAGTGACGGCACGTTCTACGCTTGTGCTGATTTAGCGGTGTATAAAGATGCTGCGGAAGCCGCCAGAGTGGCTGATGGGCAGTTAATCGGCCAGACGTTAGTCAGCCCACAAGTAGACCGCGTCAAAGCGACCGGCGTAAACATCGACAACAACATCCATCAGCAGTTATACGCCAAACTCAAAACCGACTTGACCGCGGCTTCAATCACCTGGGCAGAGGAATAACGAACACCGAAGAGATCCAGGCCGCGGCCGAGATTACAATGGGAGTAAATTAATAATGGATTTTCTAACGACAGCATTCGACGCCGGCAAGGAGCTGGTCGCCGGCAACTACAT